AGATGTCCAAGAAGATGAAGAAGAAAAAGAAGAATAAATTCAAACATTCTGGATCTCATCCTGATGAAACGTATGAGATTGGAACAGAGAAGAATTTATATCTTGATAGACCAAGCACACATGGCGGATGGCCTGAGGGAGAATATGATCCCCCAGTCAATAAACAGATATCTAATTGGCTTAAGTCTATGAAATTATTAAAAGAATATATTAGAGAAATTATTAGTCAATAATATCAAACTCATAAGATAAATTTTTAAAAATAGAGAAACGAGTTATTTCCGTCTATATTTATCGATAGAAGACTGTCTCAACATGGAGAGATCTAGTGGCTACATTTGTCAATACAACAAATCCAACACCATTTGGAATATTCGATTCAGATACAAATTTTAAATCTGATTCTGATAATATGATCACATTTATTAAGAGAAAGCTCGGCGATGATATTTTAAGTGTTGAATTGACAAAAAAGCAGATCTGGGCAAACTTCGAGGAAGCAAGCTTAGAATATGGATCTATTCTAAATCAGTATCAGGCCAAATCTCAGCTTGTTCAGTTCATGGGTATGCCTACTGGAAGCAGTGACCAGGGAATGTCAGGATCAGAACAAAGATTTCCAAGGGAAAATCTTGAATATTTAAATAGATTTGCTGAGCCTTATGCGATGGAGGCTGGAATCGGTGGATCATATAACATGATATCTGGAACAATTGATCTAGAGAAGGGTAGACAAGATTATGACATCTATGATGAGCTCAAGAATGCTGCCGGCACTGTTATATTCAATTCAGCTAGTAATACCTCTCCAAAGACAAAGCTTAAGATTAAAGAGGTGTTTCACTTTAATCCACAGGCAGCATATCGATTTTTTGACACGACATCAGCAATTAACTATCTGAATAATGAATTCTCATTTGAATCTTTTACTCCTGAGACTATATTTTATGTCCTTCCTGTCTTTGAAGATATTCTTAGAGCAGGCCAGCTAGACTTGTCCAATAGAGTGAGAAGGTCAAACTATTCTTATGAGGTGATTGGAACAAAAATAAGAGTCTTTCCAACACCAACTGCTGTGGATCCTAAAAACTTATTTTTAAGAATACAGTTTCATCCAAGCCCACTCAGTCCGTCTTATCATGATGAAACAACACACGGAGTAAATAATCTATCTAACATACCATTTGGAAATCTTGTTTATTCTAGGATTAATAGCATAGGAAAGCAATGGATTAGACAGTACTCTCTAGCACTAAGTAGAGAACAGCTTGGAATTATCAGATCTAAATTTTCATCAATTCCGATTCCAGGATCAGATCTGACTTTAAATGGTGATAGCTTAGTTACTCAAGGAAGAGAAGATAAGACTAATCTCACGACACAACTAAAGGAGATGCTTGAGACAATGACGTATGATAAGCTGATGGAGACTCAAGCTCTAAGATCAGAGGCTATTAATAAGCAGCTTAAATTTGTTCCAATGCCAAATGGTTTGGCCATACTTATGGGGTGATAAGTGGCAAGATTTTTTATTACAGAGAGAGAGATAAATTTTATCAATGACATCGCTAAGGAAGTTGTCAAGGATGTCATTGGACAAAAGATTTATTATTTTCCAATAAATGAGATTAAGTCTCGTGTACATGATGTCTACGAGGAGGCAATTGAAAAGGTTTTTGAAAATCCCATAGAGATTGACTGTCTTGTAAAATATACACCTCAGGAGATCAGAGCAAATATCTTTGGAAGTGAGGAATACTATAGCATAGAAGTGTATATGCAAGAGAGAGATCTTAATGATAATGGGATAGAGATAAATGAGGGAGATTTCTTTAGTTATGGAGAGATCTTTTTTGAGGTCATCCAGGCTCCAGATTCATCGCTTATCTATGGGCAGGTAGAGCACAAGGGATTTATAACTGTAACAGGTAAACAGTCAAGAAAGGGACAGTTTGTATCACATATTTTTGGACCAACTGATGCTATGAATTCAGACAGCGATGCTGTTCAGAATACATTTGTTCAGCAGAGAGGATTTCCAGAAAATAGGCTTGGAAAGACAGGAGATGTTAGGGCACTTCAGAAAAATGACGTTCTTGAAAAGCCTATATCGGGACCCGCTGAGGTGTCAAGTAAGGGAGATTCAACTTCTGCAGGATCAGCTTTTTATGGAGATGATTGCTAGGTAAAGTTATGAGCAAGATAAACACAACATATGAAGGTGATAATGTACCAGAAGATTTTTCAATTCCTTCCATGGGGATTGAACAGACAGATCGTGCAATATTTAATCTTTTTAATAAGAAGTTAGCTTTTGAGGTCACTATTAATAATGAGACAAGTCATGTTCCAGTCGTATTCGCTGCTGGAGAAAGATTTGCTTTAACAAGAAGGCGCCAGCCAATTAGAGATAAAAATAGTGCATTAATACTTCCAATAATTTCCATTCATAGAGAGTCAATTGATCACAGTCCAGGTCAGGACGGATATGGAACAGCTATTTCGCATAGAGATCAGCAAACTTATGTTGTTAGAAAGCGATTAAGCTCAGCTGATAGAGATTATCAAAAACTAATAAATAAATTAAAACTTAAGAATCAATCAAGCGTTGCGTCTAGGGGAAATTTTAGTGCATCTGACATATCTCCTGGAAACAAGGCTAAGCCAGGAAGAGTAGCTTCAAGAAGAAATGATAATAATCTTTCATTTCTTACTGATCCAAAGGGGAACTATCTTAGAAACGATATTGGTGATAATATTTTTGAAATTATCACAGCTCCCTACCCGACATTTGTCACCATTCATTATGATATTGTATTTTGGACACAATATATGCAACAAATGAATCAGCTAATTGAAAGTATGATGGCTAGATTTGATGGACAAGGACACGATTTTCAACTTGAGACAGAAGATGGATATAAGATCGTTGCTTATGTAAAATCCCCACTAAGTACAGCTGATAACTTCTCTAATTACTCAAGTGATGAGAGAATAATTAAATATAGCTTTAAGGTAACTGTCCCTACATTTATCCTCGCTCCTCAGCAGCCAGGTCTGCCTACACCGTTTAGAAGATTTTTATCAGCTCCAAATATTGAATTTGGATATAATCAATCATCAACTCAGGTAATCCAAAAGTTTGGATCTCCTGATGGGCAGAGAGATCCTAAAGCATTCATATTAAGTGATATCGATATTCTTGATTCATCAGGTGAGACAGCATCAATGCGTGGTCAGGGCAGTGAAAGATTGGTTGACGTTGAGATTGATCCGTTTAGTGGAGAAAAAGAGACTAGATTTCTCAAGGTGATCACAAGAAATCAAAGATCTGGAGAGACTGTGACTAGCTCTCGAATGATTGTTGATCTTGAGACTCAATACGAATAGACATTTGAATTTTTGAGCGATAGTTATAGCTGTAGAGATTAGTATATGGGAGACTGATTTATGGCTGAACAGACCTTTAAGTCACCAGGATTTTTTGAATCAGAAATAGATTTATCTGGAGCATCTGAAAAAGAGATCGTCGGTGTACCAGCTGGAATCGCTGGCCCTACTGAGATGGGACCAGCATTTGTTCCTGTGACAGTTGGATCCTTCGCTGAATTTGAGAAAAGATTTGGTAGATTAAATGATAAATACTTTGGGCCCTACGCTGTCAAGGAATTTTTAAAGAATAGAACTGCTCTTACGTTTGTTCGAACACTCGGCGCTGGTGGGAACGCTAATTCAACAGATTTTACCAAGACAACGAATCAGGGAACAGTTAGAAATGCTGGATTCGTTATTGCAGGATCTGCTGGAGCCTACGGGGATCCTAGATACAATGGTGCTGTTCAGTTTATAGCAGCAAAGCACTCTCTATCATCATCAGAGCAATATGGGTTTCCAGAGTTTACAAATAATAGAAGCTTCATAGACGCTGGAAGTACTGATCCCGATATAAAAGGAGTCAGACTTATTCGAGGAATGATCTTCAATAGCACAGGAACTCGTTTTCAAATAATGGATTACAATGAGAAGTTCTTAGCAACAGCCGGCGGAATCCATGACGTTGCAACTATTGATCCAACTGGAAAGGGGCCTATGGCTAGACGATTTAAGCTAGTTCTCTCTTCAACATCAGACCACTATGTCGGCGATGGGCTTTCTAATCTTCGAATTTTTACAGCATCTCTTGATCCCACTGATGACTTTTATATCTCTAAGGTATTAAATACAGATCCAGAACAATTTCAGAAAGAGGAGCATCTCTTATACGCACACTTTCCTGTTGAACATGAGATTGCACCGGTTTCTAACCAGACAGCTGCTGTAGCACTTCTTTCAGGATCAGCGCTTGCCTCTGCAGGGTCTGGCGACACTTCAGAGACATTTATAGATCTGTATGGTAGATTTGACACAAGATACACAACGCCTAGAACAACAGCATTTATCTCACAGCCCTATGGTCGAAAGGAATACGAGCTATTCTATTTTGAGACAATATCAGATGGTCATGTTGCCAATAGGAAGTTTAAGGTCTCAATATCAAACCTAAAGAGATCTTCAGATGATGCAAATCCCTACGGAACATTCACAGTTCTTGTTCGTGATTTTAGTGACACTGATACAAATCCTGGAATCTTAGAGCAATATTCTAATTGTTCACTTGATCCGACTAGCGATGACTATGTTGCCAAGAAGATTGGTGATATGAAGGTCACTTATAACTTTGATGCTGAGATCGATAGTGAGAAGAGACTTATTGTGACAGGTAAGTATCCAAACATCTCATCAAGAGTTCGGATCATAATGAATGCCGATGTTGAGACAAAGGATGTTCCGGCCCCTTCACTTCCTTTTGGGTTTAGAGGGATTCCTGCTTTAAAGACAACAGACTCTCTTACTGATCTCACTATAACACCTGTTAAGGGAATCTACAATTCTCCAGGAGCACAAGGCCATGCAAGAATTGCCTATGCTTCTGGATCAGGAGGTTCTCTTGTAAAGGCATTAACTTCATCAATTCTTCCTCCTGTTCCGCTTAGATTCAAGGTAACAAAGGGTAATGTTGCTGAATCAACGCCTCTCGGAGCTCAGGGAACAACTGAGATTGTTGATGGTCGACTGTACTGGGGAGTGAAATTTGGAAGAGTTGCTAGAACAGGATCTCTTTCTGACGCTACACTGAACGCTAATGCATCATCAGAGCCAAATAAGATTATAGGTAACTTCTCAAAATTTCTTGGTATAGCCAAGCTTGATGCCCTAGTGACAGGATCTGGTGCTGATGAGTTTAACAATAATAAATTCACACTTTCTCAGGTTGCGCTAAGAAACTATCACACAAAGACTAACATAGAGTTATCAGTTGACGCATATCTTACAGGAACAGCAAAAGAGCATATGCTTGAGGCTTGTTATATTAGACATGCTAGACCCAAGTCAGACTCACTTATTGTCAGAGACTCATCATCAACAGAGACAGGAAGAATCACATTTGGATCTCTAACATTGCTGACCTCTTCTGTTAAGTTTAATAAGTTCTCTGACTTCATGAAGTTTACCAACTTCTTTTACGGTGGGTTTGATGGTATCAATGTTCTAGATAGGGACATGGCCAGAATGAATGATAGAGCATCTTCAGCTGATACTGGAGGAAAGGCAATTCTAGGAGCCACCTCAGCAGGAACATCAGAAGACATCGGTCTTAGCAGTAATTTTAAATATGGAACTGGCACAACTAATAATACAATTGCATCATATAG